ATCCTCTCCAAGGCAGGGAGACTTTACAAAAAGTCTCCTGCCCCCTCCTTTCAGCGCTACACAGCTCAAGACCGTTTAGCAGTAAGCATAGAGTACTATCCACCATCAAAAGCAGCCAGGGACTTGGACAACCATGCCAAGGCAGTGCTTGACCTCTTGATGCACTGGGGAGTTTTCCCAGATGATTCGCAAGTAGATGAGCTGCATTTGTATCGTAGAGATATCCAACGCCCAGGCAGAGCTGAAGTAACGATTAGCAAATTATGAGCAAAGGCAATGTCTATCGTGAGTTTCTGGAGCGTTATTACGATGACCCCAATGGGTTTGTCATTAACGTACTGAAGGTCACCCCTCAGCCTTGGCAATCCCAACTACTAGACCAGTTTGCACGTGGTACACGGAGATGCAGTTGTGCGGCAGGCCACGGGGTGGGCAAGAGTGCAGTAACGTCCTGGGCCATGCTGTGGTTTCTGCTGACAAGATACCCCATCAAGCTGGTAGCCACGAGCCCTACCCAGAGCCAGCTTTTTGATGTGCTGGCTGCTGAGGTCAAGCGCTGGATTACAGAGCTTCCAGAGGCTCTGAGAGAGCTTTTAGTAGTCAAGAGTGAGCGCATTGAGTTGGCAGCATCTCCTACAGAGGCTTTCCTGAGCTTCAAGGTGAGCCGCAAAGACCAGCCCGATGCCATGCAGGGAATCCACTCAGCTACAACTTTTTTATGCGTAGATGAGGCTGCTGGAGTGGATGAGGCTGTATACGAAGCAGCCTATGGCAGTATGACGAGCGCAAACGCCTACATATGCTTAATTGGCAACCCCACAAGAAGCACAGGCTACTTCTTTGACACGCATCACGTGAACAAGGGCACGTGGTACACAATGAACGTCAGCTGCCTCGACTCGCCAATGGTGAGCCCAGACTTCATCACAGAGATGAGGGACAAGTACGGCAAGGAGAGCAACCAGTGGCGTACTCGTGTCTTGGGGTTATGGCCTACGGTGGATGATGACACGGTCATCCCCCGTGGCTTAGTGGAGGATGCAGTCAGCCGTAGAGTCAAGGTTCCGCATGACTACCCAACCATCTGGGGCCTGGATGTAGCCCGTATGGGTGCAGACAAGTCAGTGCTGGTGGAACGTCAGGGCCGCAAGGTAACGAAGATACAGAGCTGGGAGAAGCTGGACTTGATGACCCTGGCAGACAGGGTTGACCACTTGTATCAGGATGCAGAGCAGCAGCCCATAGAAATATGCTGTGACAATATCGGTTTAGGAGCTGGTGTAGTGGACAGGTTGCGTCAGCTGGGTGTGCCAGCAATAGGCATCAATGTCAGTGAGACCCCCAGCAAGGCGGACACTTACGCCAATAAGAGAGCAGAGCTCTGGTTTACTTGCAGAGAGTGGCTTGGAGGGGAAGTAGAGTTACCAGACCATCAGCAGCTCGTAGAGGATTTAGTGGCTCCACGGTTTGAGTACAAACCCAATGGCACATTAGGGCTGGAGCGCAAGGAAGTCACAGCCAAGAGGCTCCGCAAGTCACCGGACTTTGCGGATGCTCTTTGTCTAACCTTTGCGAGCCCGATGTTGGACAGCAGTGGCTATATTCGGAACAAACGCAAACCTGAGCGCAGAAACGCAGGAGTAGTCGCATGAGCCTGACCCAATGCCCAGAGTGTCAAGGGCCGCTAGCACCACCTACAAGAGCCTATCCAGCATTGCATTGCGAAGCGTGCAACAAGGAATGGTTTGAAGTTGATATCCCAGAGAAGGAACCCAATGGCTGAGTACATCCCACTAGACGAAATAAGCTTCCAGGCTTGGGTCAGTAACACGATTACAGAAAGTATTGACTACATTGACACGGAGCTCTCTCCAGACAGAGCTCGTGCCATGCGTTACTACCTGGCAGAGCCCTTTGCAGACAGTGGAGACAATCCGGTAGAGCAGGAAGGCAGAAGTCAGTACCAAGCAAAGGAGATACATGATGCGGTGCAGCAGTGTCTGCCCAGCATCATGCGTACCCTCTTCTCAGCTGAGCATGTAGTCGAGTTTGAGCCCAGACAGGCTGATGATGTTCCATTGGCACAACAGGCAACGGAGTACTGCAACTATCTTCTCAAGGATAGACTTGATGGATATACATTGCTGGACACTGTCATCAAGGATGCCCTCATCAAGGGAGTAGGAATTGCGCAAATTTGGTACGAGGAACAGGTAGAGACCATAGTACGGGAGCTAAGTGGCATCAGCCAGGAAGTAGCAGCTGCAGTAATGCAACAGGGCCAGTGGGAGATTACGAGCTCCAGCCAGAGTGAGGATGGGCTATTCAACCTGACCCTGAGCAAGACCAGCTCCAAGGGGAAGGTATGCGTAGATGCCGTACCACCAGAGGAGTTCCTCATCAACAGAAATGCAGTCAGCCTCAAGGATGCAAAAATCCTGGCACGTAGACAAAGGCTCACCGTCAGTGACCTTGTGGACATGGGCTATGACCCTGAGCTCGTGATGCAATACGCTGATGTGGATGACACCTACAAAAGCAATGAGGAGTGGCTCCTACGAAATCCAACCTGGAGGGAAGAAGAGCAGACAGAATCAGACCCAGCAAATAGAGAAGTGCTCTACATTGAGGCCTATGTGAATGTGGACTTGGATGGAGATGGCAGAGCAGAGAGACGCAAAATCTGCTGCATGGGTAGCGCCTACAACATCGTGCGCAATGTAGTGGTAGATGACCATCCTTTTGTAGTATTCCGCATGAGCTGCCTGCCACATCATTGGAGTGGCGAAAGCCTATTTGATGAGCTGGCAGACATTCAACGCACCAAGAGTGCAACCATGCGCAACATGCTGGACTCGCTGGCATTAGCAACGACCCCCCGTGTGGCGTATGTTGAGGGACAAGTGGACTATGCTGAGCTGAGCAATGATGAGGTTGGAGCTTTGATAGCTATGCGTCAACCTGGAGCCATCCAGCAGCTCACCATTGACTACGTAGGCCAGCAGGCCCAACCCATGTTGGAATACCTCGACAGAGTCTCCCAGAAGCGCACAGGGCTTACTGATGCGTCTCAGGGCCTGGATGCTTCCAGCCTCCAGAGCACTACTGCCATAGCAATAGATAGCCAAGTCAAGGCAGCTCAGGCACGCCTGGAGCTCATCACCCGTACCCTTATCGAAACAGGCATCAAGCCATTGTTTGAGAAGATGTTGCTCTTGATAACCTACCATCAAGACCAGCAGGACATGATGATGCTGCGAGGGCAGTACATCCCGATAGACCCTAGTGGCTGGCCTCTGATGAATGTCAGAGTCAGCCTGCCCATTGGGGGAGCAGATGTTGCGCAAAAATCCCAGCTCTTCATGACCATCCTCCAGAAGCAGGAAAGCCTGCTGCAGCTGATGGGCCCAGATAACCAGTTTGCAGGACTAGTCCAGTATGGGGCTACTCTGCAACGCCTGCTGGAGCTCAACGGAATTACTGATGCCCAAACCTTCTTTGGTGACCCCCAAGCCGTGTTGCAACAGTTGCAACAACAGCAAGCTCAGGCTCAGCAGGAGCCTCCAAAATCTCCTGAGCAAGTGATTGCTGAAGCAGAAGTCCAAGTAAAGCAGATGGACATGTTGGGCAAAGCTGCATCTGATGCTAGAGAGGATGACAGAAAACGTGACCAGATGAGCATAGACCTTTGGCTTAAGGCAAGTGAGCTCAAGGCCAAGTACCCTGGAATCCAGCTGGATGCTACAGCTCTGGTGCAGGAGCTCCAACGGAATCGGGAGCTGGATGTGATAGAGCAGCGTACACAAGTAGAGCGCTACCAGCAGGCATTGAATGCGGTGGGGATGCAAGCCCAGCAAGCTCAGCAGGCCATGCAGGCAGAGCAGGCTATGCAGCCTCAGCAGCCGATGCCACCGCAAGCTCCCGTCAATTAACTCCTAGCAATTACTCGACAGTAGACCCTCTTGACTTCATGAGCTAAGACAAACTTATGGCACGAAGAAAACTAGACACCCAACAAAACTTACAAGAGCTGCAGACTGCAGGAGCTGAGGAGCTCCTCAGTGCTGTTGGAGCATTTAGCCCCGTAAAGACAGCACTGGACGTAACAGGGATGAATCCCCTGAGCCCTAGAGCTCTCAATAGCGAAGCAGACTTCCGCAAGCAATTTGGCAATGCGATCCCTACGTATAGGGGCCGCCCAGCTGGAGATGCTATCTATGCATCTCCCTACGCTGAGGCAGTAGCAGCAGACCCCAGGCTCAGGGCCCTGACTCCTTACTTGATGGCTGAAGAAATACAGCAGCTCCCAGAGGGAAGGCGCAAGGTTCCCAACCTGGAGGAGATTGCAGACTATGCCACTGGAGCTGGTCAGCGGCAGTATGTGAGCCCACGGCATGATGTGAACCTTGACCCTGAGCACATGGCAACCCTAGCGCTAGCTGGCGCAAGTAAAGTGGGTTGGTACGAGGCAAGCCATGCTGCCCTGGTGGAAGTATTTGGGAAGGACGATGCTGCCAGATTTGCTGGATTATTGGCAGCTACCTCGCCACAAACGAGCGTGGAAGCCAACTTCTTAAACACGTTAAACATTTGGAAGAACTGGAAAGCTGCAGGCAGGCCTACTGATAGAGACGAGATCCTCAAGATTATGGGCCAGAGTGTCCAAGGGGGCAGGGGAGAAAAAAGTGTTTTACCTGGTTGGAAGAATAACAGTGTCACCGCACTACAAGAGAAAGACCCGTTTGACATCCAGCTGAGTGGGCCGAAGGTGCAGTCCTTCATGAAGAACCTGCAGGGCTTTTACGACTATAGCACCAATGACACTTGGCAGGGTAGAGCATTCAATGTGCTGCAGGATGTATTCAGTGGCGTAGACCGCAAGGCTGGGGCTGGGCTTCCAGGCCAAGGGTACTTGGCAACCAATGCTGCTATGCGTAGAGCCACAGAGCTTTTGCGTGAGCGCACAGGCTATGATTGGACAGTAGCCAATGTCCAAGAGGCTATCTGGAGCTACACCAAGACCTTACTCGACTACAAGAACAGCAGGCAACAGAACCCAGATGCCATGAATGCGGCACAGCTGGTAGATGAGCAAGCCATCACCGGAGAGCTCATTGCCAACACACCGGATTTTGCCAGCTTGTTTCAGCAACGTAAATTTGCCCAACCCCTAATAGATGCAGGAATACTGGCTCCTACCCCTGACGGAGGTGCAGGCCTCCCTGCAGCTGGAGGAGCGACTCCTCTGACAGTACGTAGCTTTGGACAGCAGATGCCCATAGCTCCAGACCAACAGATGCTAGAGCAATACGCCATCATGATTGATGACGTTGACCGTGCAAAGCTGGACACCAATGCAGTCAATTTCCAGTACGAGATGATGCCCTACGCAAACGCTGGGCATCTCCCTGAGCTCTTTGAAGATGAAGCCCTAGCGCAAGAATATCTTGATGACCCCAGAGCAGACTTCATGGCTCCAGGGGAAACACGAGACGCACTAGTGCAGGCACTCAATAAGGATAGGGTCAGACCTACACGAGACGGTATAGGGGTATGGGCTCCCGAAGGGGGAGAGGTAGAGTTTAACCAACTGATGAACCCTAGCCTTGTTGGCCCAGATGACAAGAACGAAAAGCTACCATCAAAGCTAGCAAAGCGTCAGGACTATGACGTACTGAGCGCAACCAGAGCTGCAATGGGAGCGCAGGGTGGAGTCAGCTGGAACTACCCAACGCCTCAAAGAGCTGCAGAGTTTGAAACCGATGCAGCCTCTATCTTCTATCCAACAGCACTGATGCCTCAGCAGATGGAGATGCTGGCAAAGCGCTACCCGAACATTGTTTTGAGTGACACAGGCAGCTCCATCACAGCCTACCCTTATTTTAGAGGAGACAAGGACGGGCTGGCAGATGTAGAGAAGCTGATGGCAGACGAGGCCTTCCTGCAATCCCAGCTAGGCACAGGGACACGAGTCAGGCCAATGATTGTCAACCAAGATGATGCCTTCAAGCAATGGAAAGAGAAGAAAGTAGGGACAGGCAAGAAAGCAACCTACCCCAATAAGCGCAAGCAGGACGATACCTTCAACAAAAAAATCCAGCCCAAGCAGGCTGGCTTCATGAGCTTTGAGCAGGAATTCAAAACTCCAGGGCAGGGGCTGGTTACCAGAAAGCTTTTGGAGAGTGTAGGCACAGCAACGCCAGAATTTAGGAAGAACCTACAAGGGCCCAAGGTACGTAGAGCCATTAAGGATATCTACGAGCTGGACAAGGAAATGGAAGCACGAGGGTTGAAGGTCAGGCCAGATATTCAACTGATGCGTCAGCGCTTTACGGAGGGAGGCTTTGACGAGCTCCAACGAGCTCTAGACCGTGGAGAACCTTTAGCAAACCTCAGCGCTTTGGAGCGCTTCAGAGCTGCCAGCTAGCTGAGCCTTTAGGTGCTCCAGCTGCTCAATTTGAGAATCCAGCTGCGCCAGCTTCTTCACTTTGTGTGGCCCAGGGAGCATCCGTAGCGAAACATGAGAACGTGTATTGACTACGTTCTCTAAGGAAGTAACTACATCACTCATGGATGAATGGAAGGTAGTTTTATGCAAGATGACCAACTGATTAAGTTAGGTGAGGAAGTGCGGAAGCTTGGG